CGCGTCATTGTGTCTCCCGTTTGCGTTGCTGTCTGTGCGCTCATTATGCGTGACAGTGAGCGCACTGTCAAGCACTGTTGTGCTGCAACGATTCTGGCGCTTTGCAACGCGGGATCAGGCTTGATCTCTGATCTGTCCGACAGATCACAAAGCAAAAAAACCCCTGATTCCCCCTTTCTCTTGGTCGGGGGGAGGGAATCAGGGGCGGTCCAGCGGAGCGCAAGTTGGCCGTTGGCGTCATCACGGTATCACACCCCAAAAGAAAACGCCAACCTTTCGGTTGGCGTTTCAAACCTGATCCCGCGTGGGGAGACATCGGGACGAGGTACGGGGTCGAGCCCGTGGGGGGAGTGTAGGGATCGGGCTTGAGATGTCAAGGCCAGTCGAGGGGCAAGCTAGCGGGTAGGGGGGCTTCCCTCCGTAAGGAGAAGAGAGAGAGAGGATCTCTCAAAATTCTCTTATTATAGGGAATCCAGACCCGACTGTCATGCACAGCGACACCCCTTCTTTCCCGATTCCCTGTCAAAAACAAAAGCCCCCGATTTCTCGGGGGCTGTTTTGGCTTGGGAGGGAAGGAAAGAAGGGCAGAGAGGCTTTCACACTTTGAGAATCCGCACTGCCTTGCCGGTTCTGCCTTCGCCAGGCAACGAGTCTACCGCGATCTCCCTTTCCTCCGCAAGCCGGTCGACCACTTCCGCGATTGTGCGCGCTGTGAGCCTCCTACAGGCTCGCAGAAGGTCGGACCAATCCAGACCCCCCCCCGACTGGCGGAGTGCGCTCATGACGTATCTGGCTTGCGCCTCGGGGTCATTCCAGTCGGGGCGTTGGTTGTTCGCTAGGCTAACAGCGAAAGTCTCGGCTGACTCTTCCGCAATGGCTACAGCAACTCTGGCGATCTCGCCCGTCACACACGGGCAGTCGGACTCCGGTTGAGCGAGCGCGGCCAGCGCCAACGCTACGCGACCGGCGAACTCAGGCAGGCGAGCTAGCACCGCGTTGGGTATCTCCTTGCTTGTCCCATCTCGCCTATGGTTGTCCGCCTGGATCTTGCATTCAGTTAGGATCAACCTAGCGTCGTCATCGTCAACGACGTTGACCGGGTCGTAGACTCTCGACACATCCAATCCGTTGCTGCTGCAATCAGGCAACGCCAGATGCCATGCCTCATGCCTCAATCGGATAGCTGCTACGGCAGCTCGCACTTCAGCAGGGATGCTTCCGTCGTCGCCGCGTGTCTCCGTTGGTTGCCACTCTGGCAGGACCGATTGAGCACGCATCCAGACGTGCCGACCAACAAAGCCATCAGCGACGTCGGTTGACGTCAACACGCTATGCAGACTCTCTGGAGTCGTCGATCCAAGCAACACCACGACAGGCGCAACAAGATCGATTTTGCCGCCGCCCTTGACCAACGACAAAGCCGGAGACCACTTGTCCGATCCTTTTGTCGACAACTCCGTCAGGCTTTGCTTGATGTCTTGACGATGCGAGGCCGCACGCGGTCCCATCATGTTTGCAAGTTGCATCCCGTACTCATCGAGGACCATGCACGTTGCCACGCCCGCGTTTGTTGCAGTCCTAACGCCGTCGACAAACGATGGGCCAGACGAAAAACTGTTAGGCCCACGCAATGCAGGCCACACGTCGTCGAGCACGCGAGACAGGCAAGACTGTGGACGATTCTTCCCTTCACCTGACGACGCAAGAGACACGACATACAGCGACGAGGTCGAGCGCCGATAGATGAGCCGTCGACCCGCAACAGCCGACCCAAGCGCAATCAGCGCCGCAATCGTCAAGCCAGGCTGTGCATGGTCGGCACCTCGGATGACCCAGCCGGAGAATGAGTCGCAGAGACCGCCAAGCGCACGGACGTCGTTGAGCAACCCCCATCGATCGGCGTCGCGTTGCTTGTCGGTCTTCTTCTTTGGCTTGTCGACAACGGCGATTACCTCATCGGCATCAAGGTAATATCCAGCGTCGAAAACCTCGACAGGCTTGCTTGCCGGATTGCGTGGCTTGTCGGTGCCTGCCTTGATGCCGCGAGTGATCGTCGACATCGACTCGCGTTGTCCGAGCCCACAAGAAAGCGCCGACGACAGCAGCCGATCCGCAGCGACGCCAGGCGAGAGATGACCGGACCCGACGATCTGCCCGATTTTGAATGAGGCACGGATCAGATTCTGATTGCGCCCGCCTTCCGACGTCGACGCCACAGACATGCACTCTTCATCTAGCGCCTTCTCGGCCCATGACGTCGACGTCAAACGAAAGGAGGACTGCACCAACGCTACCGTCGGACGTGGCTTCACCTTGTCAATGATCCACTGTGGAAGCGGTACCGGATCGATGTCGTTGATCCATGCGTAGGGGGCACCCTCGACAACGGAGGGAAACACTAAAATGTACCCGCCTTCGCCGCGAGTGTCGGCGTCGACATGCACCGCGTTTGGAGACCCCTTGGCAGTGTTTGGCAAGCGCATCCCATCGGGCATCTGGTAGATGTAGTGCCACCCTCCGGACCTTGTCCGAGCTGTCCACGTCGTCGGCAAGAGAGGCATCAACGCACTGACAGGCGCGTCAATGTCGACGACATACAGACGTGACGTGTGACCCGTCCCAATAGCCACGTTGGCATCAGGCGAGTGTGTCCACCACGTCGTGATCTGTTGTGTGTCCGTCGTCGCGTTCTTACTCCCAGCCGATCCAGCAAAAGGAAACTTTGTACCAGGTATACAGGGGAAAACAGGTAAACCACGTCCGGCATACCAGAGAGCCGCTTCAAGTTTTGTCATTGTCATTGTCATTGTGTCTCCCGTTATCAGAATGGAATTTCTTCGTCGTCAGACCACGTCGATGCCGACACAGGTAGCGAGTCTGTGTCTTCTTCTTGATCGTTGCGGATGCACGTCCGGCACGTTGGGCAGCGGTGAAACTCTTCACCGCTGCAGATGTCAGGTTGAAAACCGATTTCTGCAATGCGCTTGAGACAGCACCACTTGAGCCCGTCGTCGCCGTGGTTGGCTTCGCCATGATGAACCGTCGTCACGCGGTCGTACTTGCCGTCTTTCTCGACTTCGATGGCCACAACCGGTTTCATGTATCCGAGGTTCAAAAGATCGACAGCGTCGTTGACGTCCTTTGGGAATGGCGTTCCCACATGTGTCTCCCACCATTGCGCTGCTTTGCGCCAAGCGAATCCGCCTTCGTCGTGTTCGATACACACCCACTCACTCGCGATTTTCTTGAGCGCAAGATCACCCGTCGGGTAGTAGTCGATCCGCAGCGTAGGACGGGCTGTGTCGTCGCCGCGCTTCTCATGCCTTGCCCACTCGACAGACCCGACCTCATGACGCTTGGGCGGCATTTTAGGAGCCTTGGGAGGCAGGTCCAGAGACAATGCCGGTAGTGCCGACGGCGCCTGATTGGCCTTGCGGATGACCGCAGGCCACTCGTATCCGCAATGGTCGCACTGTCGAGCCGATGCCGCGCAACACGCCATGCACTGTGGACAGATCTTGACAGGCGCGTCGCCGTCGCCGTTGCTCTTAGGTTTCACCTTGACGTCGTCAACAGGGCCATGTCGAGCGATGTTGCCGCCATAGTCCAACAACAGACAGTCGGTCTTGCCGTCGGCGATTCTCGTGCCGCGCCCGACCATCTGGACGTAGAGTGAAGGCGACATCGTCGCACGCACAAGGGCGAGCACGTCGACGACAGGCGCGTCAAAGCCCGTCGTCAAAACGTCGCAAGACGTGATGCACCGCAGAGACCGAGCCTTGAAGAGACCGATGATCTGATCGCGTTGACCTCGGTCCGTCTCGCCCGTGATCGTCTCGGTCGACACGCCGATCACCTGCAACGCGTTACGAAGTCGCTTGGCATGAGCGACCGATGTACCGAAGACAAGCGCCGATGTGCGACCGGCATCAAGTTGGCGTTTCACGTCAGCCGCGACAGCCTCGTTGATCTTGTCGACGTCGCTGGCCAACTCCAGATCGTTGCTTGCATACTCGCCAGCACGGACACCCACATTGTCGAGGTCAATCGACGCCGTGGCATAGCCTGTCGTGACGTGTGACAGCCACCCGGCTTTGATCAGGCGCACGATGTCAGTCTGGTAGGCAACCGACGTGAAAAGCGCGTCGTCGCCTTCTGTCAAGTAGCCCTGCCCAAGCCGGTAGGGAGTTGCCGTCAGGCCAACGAGCCTCATGTCTGGGTTGACGCAACGTAATGCTGCAATGGTTGCATGATATTGAGTGCCAGACGCCGGACTGATCAGATGCGCCTCATCAACGATCATGACGTCGACGTGACCCATCAGGCCAGGCTTGCCCGCTAGCGATTGGATGCCGCCAATCGTGATCGCGTGGCCGTACTCCCGACGCCCAAGACCCGCCGACACGATCCCGATGTCGGCCATCGGGTAGATTGAGCGTACCGCTTTGGTGTCTTGCACAATGAGCTCAGAGCGATGGGTCGCGATGACGACGCGGCAGCCGTAGTCCGCGACCAGACGACGCACGATCTCGCCAAGGGTAGGCGACTTGCCCGATCCCGTCGGCATGACGATCAGTGGTGAAGCGGGCCTTGACGTCGTCGACGGTGCCCGATCCCAATAGGAAAACACGGCATCGACTGCCTCTCTCTGGTAGTCTCTCAGATCCATTTGCTTGCCTTCTCTTTCTTGCTTGACAGGTTCTATCGAGTGCCGATAGAAGTCAAGCAACAAGGGAGACAAGATGCAGATCAAGAAACTGGCGACGGTCATCGGGGCAAGCGCACCAAAGATCGTGGTGTACGGAGACAGCGGCATTGGCAAGACCGCGTTGATTGGCTCATTGCCTGGACGTGTGCTGATCGCGAGTGCGGAAGCGGGCCTGTTGTCGTTGTCGTTTGTTGCAGGCGATGATCGCTTTGACGTTGTCGAGGTCAACAGCGTTGAAGACTTGATTGAGATCCATCGCCTGTTGTCAACGTCGTCACATGGCTACGATTGGGTGGCACTCGACAGCGTGTCAGAGATCGCGGAGGTTGTTCTTTCCGCAGAAAAGAAAAAGGCAAGTGACCCTCGCCAAGCATACGGCGCCGTTATCGACAGGATGACCGCTGCTATGCGTTCCTTCCGCGACCTGTCAGTGGGCGTGTATTTCTCCGCCAAGCTCGCCAAAACACGCGACGATGCGACAGGCCGCGTTACCTATGGCATCTCGATGCCAGGCGCCAAGTTGGGTGACGCGTTGCCTTACTTGTTCGATGAGGTTTTCCGCCTTGTCGCCGTCGACGAGATCGCAAGCGACGGCAAGAAAGCAGCCGTCAGATACCTCCAGACTTCAGGCGACGCTCGCAGCGTTGCCAAAGACCGTAGCGGTGCGCTTGCACCGCTAGAGCCCGCCGACCTCGGAGCCGTTGCGGCGAAGATGGCGGCATATGCACAACAAGGACAAGTGAACTCATGAACGATTTTGATAACGATTCCCTTGCACTCGACTTTGACCCCGCGCTTGTTGAGCGTCGCCCGTCGTCATTTGACCCGCTTCCGGCTGGCGAATACCCGATGCACATCAGCAAGATCGAAGCAAAGAAAACTCGCGATGAGCAATCGATCCAAGCAGTGATTGAGCTGACTGTCACTGATGGCCAGTACGTCGGGCGCAAGGTCTGGACTCGCCACACGATGAAAACCATCCGCACTGACGAGAAAGGCAAGCAGTCCTTTGAGATTGGCCAGAGTCAGATTGCAGAGTTGATGCGTGCCGTCGGCATCGTCGGCAAGAGCCTTGCTCCGCTTGTCGGCTGTGACGTCGCCGCAAAGCTGAAGGTTCGACCAGCCGCCAACGGATACGACGCCAGCAACGACGTGGCAGGATACAAGCCCCTGACGTCGAGCAAGCCCGTTGCCACCGCCGCTGCTGTGCCTGTGTCACGCCCTGGATTCATGTCACGCAAGATCTAGTCTGCTTGCCCCGAGCCAGTGATGGCTCGGGGTTTTCTTTGGAGCGCACATGAGAGTTTGGTTTGACCGAAAAACAGGAGCAAAAACATCGCTTGATGGCATCACGCTACGGGCCATCCGAGGTGCACGCTCAATCCCAGACGTGGCCCGCTCAATCGGCTGTAGCGTCGCCAGTCTGTCAGTGTGGGAGACGGAGGGTGGTTGTCCGTCGACAGAGTCGATCGAGGCACTGCGTCGATTCTACGGTGCCACACTTGATGACGCGATCACTGTTGAGTCATGGGTCGCATCAGAGACGCGACACCTTGACGAACGATTCCAAGAACGCATGGACGATGAGGACGCACAATGATCATCTACCTCGACACAGAAACCGTACCGTCGTCACGTCTTGACGTCGCAGAGCACTACGCCGCCAAGCATTTTGATCCCGACGACATCGCCAAGGCCGCCAAGAAAGCAGCAGCCGACCTCGACAAGACCAGCCTGTCTGGCTTGTTTGGCGAGCTTGCTGTGATCAGTTGGGCCAACGACGACGATGAGCCCTGCACGTTGACTCGCAACTTCTACCGCGCCGATGGTGAGCGCGAGATGCTGGAAGCGTTCGCAGAGTGTGACGTGGAGGGTGATCACATCGTCGCCCACAATGCCGAGTTTGATCGGAACATGATTCGTCAACGCGCCATCGTGCTCGGGGTCAAACTGCCCCGCGTTTACTCAGCGATTGACGTCAAACCTTGGGACAGCCGTTGGCGTTGCACGATGGCGATTTGGACCGACAGCCGCATGGGTCGAGTGAGTCTCGACGATCTCTGCTTGGCGTTTGGCTTGCCAGGCAAAGGGGGCGTGGACGGCAGCATGGTGGCGGGCATGGTCAGAGCGGGCCGCATTGATGAGGTCGCCGCCTACTGTGCCGACGACGTGCGACGGGTGCGAGCGATCTACCAGAGGATGACGCGATGACCGAATCCGAACACGTCATTCAATGCCAGGCGATCCAATGGATTAGGCAGAACACGCCATACGTTGTCTACGCGATTCCCAACGGCGGTAGCCGTGGACGTCGACAAGGTGCGGCCCTGAAAGCAGAGGGTGTGCTTGCGGGCATTCCCGATCTGCATATCCCTGCGCTGTCGCTGTTTATCGAGATGAAAACGCCCGTCGGCAAGGTGTCGCCAGTGCAGAGAGAGATGCATGAGCGACTGCGCAAGGACAGCCAGACCGTCGAGGTGTGCAGGAGTGTCGAGGACGTGATCCGCGTCGTCATGATCGAGATGGCTCCGAGTGTCCCGACGCGCCAGCCACTCAAGAAGGTGCAGCCATGAAACGGTATTGGTGTCCGACGTGTGGCGAGATGGAGTCGTTCGTCTTCCTTGGGATCGCCAACGCAATCAAACACCGCGACGGTTGCATTTTGCGAGAAATCCCCGTCGTCGAGCCCCTCGCCGTGCCAGAGGTGACGACGTGGGGTGAGTCGGGGGGAGTGGATGCGGTGTGTCTGAGTGTGTATTTCGACGACACGATCTACCTCCGTGGTCGGTTGTTTGCGCCTGGTGACCGCAACATCGTTGCGGCCATCAACTACGTCGCAGGGGTGAAGAGATGATCGACCTTAGACTTGGCCGCTGGCAGGACACGCTGGCCGATGTGACGACGTGTGACGCGGTGATTTGCGACCCGCCGTATTCGGCGAGGACGCATGAGGGGCATGATGGTTCGACGGACGTCAGGGCCAAGACAGGGTGGACCCGTGCCGACGGGTATTTTGAGAAGCCATCGAATCCAGGCAGCACCAGACGTAGCATCAACTATACCACCCTCACCCCCGACGACGTCCGATCATTCGTCGATTCGTGGGCACCCCGCTGCCGAGGCTGGTTCGTCGCCTTCACGTCGCACGACCTCGTGCCCGACTACACCGCCGCCCTCGAGGCGCACGATCGGTACGTGTTTGCGCCGCTGCCGTTCTTCTCGCCAGGATCGCGCGTGCGCCTCTCTGGCGATGGCCCCAGCTCATGGACGTGTTGGATCGTTGTCGCCCGGCCACGGGCAGCACCGTACGCCAAATGGGGCACGCTGCCGGGTGGCTACGCTGGCACCAGCCCGCCGTGTGAGGTGGTGGGCGGAAAACCGGAATGGCTCATGCGCGCCATCGTCCGCGACTACTCCCGCCCCGGTGATCTGATCGTCGATCCGTTCTGCGGCTCCGGCACAACGGCCCTTGCCGCCGCATCAGAAGGCCGTCGCTGCATCACGAGCGAGGAGCTCCCGGCCCACCATGAGATCGCTCGCAAACGGATTGCGCGGGGCTACACGCCGGATCTGTTTTGATAAAACCGCATCCCAAAGCCCCAGAAAATAAATCTAGACACAGTGCTTGACATTATTTGTGCGCTGCGTAGAATGGACTCACGGCGCCAAACACGGAGCCGCAACAGGGAGACAGACAATGACCAGCATCATCATCAGCATCAACAGCGACCTCGACTCCGTCACCTACGCCACCGACACCGACGCCGAAGTGCAGATT